CTAGACGATGACCCTTTGGAGTAACGCGAGAGTCCTTCACCTATCTTGTAGCGAGACTATCGCTTGAGACAGGACTCTCGCCCCAAACTTTAATTGAACTAGACCACACAATGTTCAGGACTTTACTTCAAGCCCTGAAGGATAGAGCAAAGGAGCAGAGCGATGCCAACAACCGTCAAAGGCGCAAGTAACCTTCGCAAGGCTCTCAAGCAATTTACTCCTGATCTAGCAAAGGAAACGACCAAAGAGATTGGCAATTTTTTAAAGCCAGTTGTCAAGAATGCTCGCGGCTTTATTCCTGCCAATGACCAAGTACCTTCTGGCTGGCTTGTCGGTAATCAAAAAGGCAAGTGGGAGCGCGTAGCCTTTGACTCTGCGATTGCAAAGCGTGGCATTGGATACAAGACAACTCCTAGCAAGACTAATCGTTCTGGCTTTAAAGCCTTGGTATCTATACTCAACAAGACTGCCGCTGGTGCAATCTATGAAACAGCAGGTCGCAAGTCTGGTATTACTGGACGATTTACACCGAGATTAGAAGGCTCACTATCTGGCCAAGGTCAAAAGATGCAAGGTCGCGCAATGTTTAAAGCCTATGCACAAGATCAGGGCAAGGCTAAAGGCGCTGTGCTTCAGGCTATCTTTAAGTCTGCTGATAAGTTTAACAAGACTGCAAAGGTTAAATAATGGCTGATCTAAGAATAGATATTGCGTCCGAGTTCACTGGCGCTAAAGCATTTAAGAAAGCTGATAAAGCCACAGCAGGGTTGGAAAAGGGTGTCAAGCGTTTAGGCGCTACTTTGGCTGCAACCTTTACAACTCGCGCCCTAGTCAATTTTGCTAAAGCCTTTGCTCAGGATGACAAAGCAGCACAATTACTTACTCGATCATTAAACAATTTAGGATTAGCATTCGCTGACCCACAAGTACGAGCATTCATCAGCGAACTAGAAACAACTTCTGGCGTGGTCGATGAAAAACTTCGTCCTGCGTTTCAAAGACTATTGACTACTACTGGCTCAGTAGAGGAGTCACAGAGACTTCTTAGAACTGCACTTGACCTTAGCGCGGCAAGTGGCGCAGATGTTGTTAGTGTTTCTAGCGATCTTAGCAAGGCTTATGTAGGGCAGACTCGCGGACTTGCCAAATATGGTTTAGGACTAACTCAGGCAGAACTAAAGGCTATGACCTTTGAGGAGATACAAGCCAAGATTACAAAATTGTTTGCTGGTCAGGCTCAAGTTGCTGCTGACTCCTATGCAGGTTCAATAGACAAGATAGCAGTTGCAGGCGACAACGCTAAGGAGATCATTGGCAAAGGGTTAGTTGAGGCTCTAGGTTCTGCTGGTGGTACTAGTGGGCTGGCAGGATCATTATCTGGCATCATTAAACTTGCGACAATTGTAAGCGATCTATTTGTTGGCATTGGCAGAACTGTCGCAGCCCTTGGCGCTTTCTTTGGCGATGGACTATCTCCCAAGCAAGCCTTTGCTGAGTACCAAAAGGTTACTGCTGCGTTTAGGCTTGAGGATCAAATCGCTCGCAGACAATACGGCGGTGCGGCGGCTACTAAATATCAAAAGGAAGCAGCAGCATTAGCCAAGAAAAATCTAGTTGTTGTAACTAAGCAGACTAAAATAATCAAAGAGCAGACAGCACTTCAAAAGGCTGGCACTCTTTTTGACATTCAAGGCGCAGGGATCATTGCTGCACTCAAGGGTAAGATTAGCGATGAGGAACGCACACGCCTACAACTGCAACTAGCACTACTTACTGGCAATGAAGCCGCAGCATCTAAATTGGCTGGAGAAGTAGCAAGGTCTCAAGGACTTACTGAGTCTTTGGTCAAGTATTATCAAGGCTTGCCGAGTGCAAAAAACCCATTCTCAGGATGGCTCACAACTTTAAAAGAGGCACAAGAACTAGCATCGCTTATCGCGGCTGGCGATTACAAAAAAGTCCCATTGTCAATGGCTGGCGGTAACGACTCAGGCGTATTCAGTCCAGTAGTACAAGAGATGATTACCAGCAGCAATGTATCTGCTAGAGCAGGTGCTTCTGGCAATGTTACTGTTTATGTACAAGGCTCAGTAATATCAGAAGCCGATCTAGTTGAGGCAGTATCTAATGGCTTGCTTAACCGATCACTATCAGGTTCTCCATCTGCTATTGGCAGACTAAAAGGCTCGTTCGCAGGATGACATTACCTGCTCAGATCAGCGTATCTTTTGACTTTACGCAAGGGGCAACCTTTGGTTATCCCTTTACTATTGGAGATGCAAAGTACGGCAAACTAGGAACAGGCACACTTGCCTCAACTACAACGCCAGAACCAACAGTTGACTTAACTTCAGATGTTCGCCAGATCAGGATTACACGCGGCCGAAATATCATGCGAGATACTTACGAGGCTGGCACTTGCACAGTTCGAGTTCTTGATCCTCTGTCTTATTTCAACCCTCAAAACACCTTATCGCCTTACTTTGGCTTGCTAAGCCCATTACGCAAGTTGCGTGTGTCTGCAACCTTTAACGATGTGGGTTACTTTTTATTCTCTGGCTATACAACCGAGTATCTTTATACCTACCCACAAAATCAAGAGACTGGCTATGTTGACATTATATGCTCAGATGCTTTCAGACTTATGCAGCAAGCGACAGTTACAACAGTTGCTAGCGCAACAGCAGGGCAAGATACTGGCACACGCATAGGCAAGATACTCGATCAAGTGTCATTCCCTACTTCGATGCGCACAATTCAAACGGGAGAAACGCTCTGTATTGCAGATCCGTCAACAGCCAGAACTGCCCTTGATGCAGTCAAGAACGCAGAGTTCTCAGAGCAGGGCGCATTCTTCTTCAACCAAGAAGGCACAGCGATATTCCTAAATCGTACTAATACAATCAAGAAGTATGGCGATACTCCTATCGAGTTTGATCAGACCACAGGCATTCCCTACACAAACCTAGTCTTTGCCTTTGATGACAAGTTGATCATCAACTCTGCTGGCATGACTCGCGTAGGTGGCACACAGCAAGTCTCAGAGAATGCAACCTCGATCGCCAAGTACTTCCCTCACCAGTCAAACCAAGAGAACCTTGTAGCCCAGACCGACACAGACACTCTTAATATCGCTCGTATCTATGTAGCCACTAGACAAGAGACAACCATACGCATAGATGCTATGACGGTCGATCTCCTCGATCCAGATGTGCCTACTGACACAATGCTCGATTTAGATTACTTCTCAAATTTAAAAATAACAAATGTGCAACCCGATGGGTCAACCATCATTAAGACTTTACAGGCTCAGGGATTTTCATGGAATATCACGCCAAATGCCATGCAAGTAACTGTCACGACTCTTGAACCAATAATTGAAGGGTTCATTATCGGATCGGCTGTATCAGGTATAATCGGATCATCTATCATGGCGTACTAGGAGATATAAATGGCAACAGGCTTTCCAGCAGTAACAGGCGATGTTCTCTCAGCCGCTATGTTTAATGGGCTAGTAGCGTTCACCGCTAACGCCCAAACAGGCACAACCTACACGACTGTACTAGCAGACTCTTATCAGACTTTAATCACCCAGAGTAACGCTTCTGCCAATGCGATCAAGATACCTACTAATGCCTCTGTGGCTCATCCAATTGGCACAGTTATTACCATCCTTAACATTGGGGCAGGGCTTTGCACCATCTCAGCAGTTACACCAGCAACAACAATCATCCTGTCAGCAGGAGCGACAGCAGCCAGTCCTACCCTTGCACAATACAAGTCAGCGGCCTGTATTAAGACAGGCACAGATGCTTGGTACATCGTGGGGGCTATTGCCTAATGCTTAACAATATCGCCGCTCTAACTAATGGCGGAGTAGCCGCTATCGGCGATTATGAGTCTATTCAGACTTACACGCTTTCTACCGCTACGGCCAGCGTTACCTTTAGCAGTATCCCTGCTACCTATAAGCATTTGCAAATTAGATACATCGTGCGCTCAACTCAAGCATCAACAGAAACTGGCATTAACGCTAGATTAAACTCAGACACAGGTTCTAACTACGCTTATCATTATCTTTTTGGTGATGGTGCATCAGTTGCCGCTGGCGCGGGTGCAACACAAACTTCACTTAATTTAGTCAATGTTACAGGAGCATCTGCTACCGCGTCTGCCTTTGCAGCAGGCGTGTTAGATATTTTAGATTACGCTAATACATCAAAATACAAAACATTAAGATTATTACAAGGTTGGGATGGCAACGGCAGTGGTCGTATTAACCTTTCGTCTGGTTTATGGATGAGTGCATCTGCTAATAATGCTATTGAGTTTTATCCTTCATCAGGTAACTGGGCTCAATACTCATCCTTCGCTCTGTATGGGATTAACTAATGGCTAAAACTTACGAACCAATAGCGACGCAGACTTTAGGTAGTGCAACTACAACAGTTACTTTCTCATCAATACCATCAACATACACAGATTTAGTTATGGTGATTGCTGGATCAACTTCATCAGGTGATGGATACCTTCAATTTAATGGTGACACTAGCAGTTTCTATTCTTCTACTCGTTTGTACGGCAATGGAAGTAATGCTTACTCTGACAGAATTAGCTCTTTTGGTGTAACCATTGGTGGTTTTACTAACGCTGTATCTATCATCAACATTTTTAATTATGCCAATACGACTACCTACAAAACCTCTATTGCTCGTATCAATAATCCTGCTGGTTATGTAGATGCCACAGTTAATTTATGGCGTAAGACTCCAGAGGCTATCACTCAGATCGTGGCATCTGCTGCAAGCAACTGGGCTAGTGGTTGCATCTTTACTCTCTACGGAATTAAGGCGGCATAATGGCTACTTATATTCAAATTGGCAGCACCGTAACGGTCGGCTCAGGTGGGGCGGCCAGTATTTCTTTTACATCTATCCCTGCAACTTTTACAGATTTAGTATTAAAATCTAGTGTTAGATGCAGCGATAATGTTGATTATGGTCAAATATCTTTTAATACATCTACTGCTAATTTTTCATCAAGAAGGTTAGAAGGAGATGGCGCCAATGCTACATCCGCTACCCGCACCGATAGTTACATAATTGCGACTTATAACCCTTCATCTACAACAGCCAACACTTTTAATAATATGGAGTTTTATATATCCAATTATGCTGGTGCAACAAATAAATCGTTCCAATTAGACGGAGTGTTTGAAAATAACGCTGCTGGTGCGCGTATGACTATGAACGCTTTTTTATGGTCACAAACCACAGCAATCAACGCTGTATCTTTTGCACCACAATCAGGCACTTTTGTTCAATACTCAACCGCTTCACTCTACGGCATATCTAAAACATAAGGAGATAGACACATGGCAGACACAAAGATAATCGTAAACTGCGAGACAGGCGAAGTCTCCGAGGTTGAACTAACAACCGATGAGGTAGCACAGCGCGCTAAAGATGCTACGGCCTATGCAAAGGCTAAGGCAGATGAGGAACAAGCAGCAGCCGAGAAGGTTGAGGCGAAGGCTGCTATTGCAGAGCGTTTAGGGCTAACAGATGCAGAACTGGCTATCTTGCTTGCATGAAGCCAACACTATGCGCCGCTGGTAAACAACTCAGGGAGCAGTTTGATGACACATACCCAGATCGCGATCGTACTTCCGATGGCTGGATTGCGGATGCAAGGCATTTGTCAGCAGGTACTAGCGACCACATACCTTCTCCAGAGTCAGGGCTTGTTCACGCAATCGATGTCGATCGAGATGTCTCTGGTACAGCCAAGCCCGATCTCATGCCCAACATTGCTGATCAACTTCGAGTCCTTGCCAAAACAGACAAGCGCATTAAGTACATCATCTTTGAAAGCAGGATTGCCAGCGCCAAGAGTCTATGGCGTTGGAAGCCTTATACAGGGGCTAACAAGCACACTCATCATTGCCACATATCTTTCACTAGCAAAGGCGATCAAGACGGTTCGTTCTTTAATATCCCACTACTAGGAGCAACTAAATGAACATGAAGCACCCAGCAATAATCTCTATCGGCGCATTCTTAGCTGTGTGGGGAACAACCTCTAATTTCTCTTTGGACTATCGCGCCATCCTTGGCTCAATTGTTGCCGGTATCTTTGGGTATGCCACGCCTAGAAAATGAGTCCACAAGATTATGCTGCTCTTGTAGTAGCGATCGCAACGGTTCTGGGTGGCATTACTGCGATGCTTCAGTTCATGATCAAACACTATTTAGCGGAGTTGAAGCCCAATAGCGGATCATCCATGAAGGATGCAGTAGATCGCTTAGAGACACGCGTTGACAAAATCTATGAAATCCTTTGCGATAAGTCACAATAAGACTATGGCTCGCAAGAAGGTTATTGACTTAGATACTTATTCTATGTTAGATCAGTATTGCATAGGGCTAAATGAGTATTACAAATCGCTGCGTAGAGCCGGCTTTGATGTTGACATTGCCCTTTGCATCTTGCTCGAACCTGCAACCTACCCAGCGACCATCCTTCCTGCACCCAATTGGCTTCCACAACTTCCAGACCGCATCCCCTATGACGATGACGATGAGGATTAACAATGAAAAGAACTGTAATCGTTCCCGATCTACAAGTTCCCTATCATGACGAAGTAGCAGTAAAGAATGTTGCAGCTTTTATTAAGGCTTACCGCCCCGATAGCGTCATTACTTTGGGAGATGAAATTGATCTCCCACAGATCAGCCGATGGACAG